ACGAGCTGGATTGCCCATACTGACACGCATAGCGCCAGTGCTTGGGGTAACTTGACGAGCCGTCAATGTATTTGGACCACGAGTAACTTTACTAGGAGGATTAGCATCAGCGGCTAAAGCCTTACCTTTCATGTCATGTGGTTCTGCATAAACTTTGGCATCGCCAACTTCTTTACCCATAACTTTTTTAGAAAATTTATGCATTATTTACCTCTTCCAGATTTCATTTGATATGCTACACGAGCCAAGTTACGACCCATATCTTTCATGGCCATAGAGCTAACGCCTTTTTTCTTAGTTTCGCCCTTCATTGCGGCAACTGTTGGGCCGCTATTACCTAAGTTTTTACCTTCGGTTTTGCCTTTTTTAGCAACTCCATCCGCATCTTTTTTAAACATTTTATACCCCTAAGTTATTGTTACTGTTACGCTACCTACTTGAGCTTCTGGTGCCAGATTGTTTGGAGTAAGTCCATCGTTAGTAGACCCTCCTACAGGATTCCAGCCCCACTGAAATATTCTACTACCACCCTCTGGAAAACCAACACCATAAATCGAAGTATCGTTTGTTCCGTTAATCTGTAAACCACTGCTTCCTGATACTGTATAACTTACATCTGGTCGTGGTTCCCGCACACCTTGTGGATCATCCACTGGGTACATCCCTAATTGCAACTGCGGCTGATCTGGCTCCCAACACTCAGGACACACCTTAATGTTTACTTGCGTAGTCTTAATTGTCAGTTTTCTAAGTTCTTTTAACTTAAATCGCTGTCCACATCGGTCACATTCGGCAATTGAATACTTGCCACTACTATATTTATTAGGCATAGAAGGTCGCCCTAGGAACGAACCTAGAAGCAGCTTTCTCTCTGTCCTCCGTAGAAGCCATCAACCATTGTTCTTCGTATTCTTGTTTTAAAAATTGTAATCGTGCCTGTCCGTCAGGTAGTTTCTGAGCCATATAAAAGGCAAGTCCTGCTACCATGCAAGGCAGTAATCTAAATGGAATATCAGGCTCTACCGTGCCGTTTGTACCAGCGTCTTGGACTCTACGTAGTCTCCAATAGACAAAGGTATACGGACCACCGCCTGCGTCTGGTGTTAACCAGAGATTTACAGCAGGTAAGTTTTGAACTGTAATAACCGCAGCAGAAGTGTGTGCCGCAGCAGTTGTGCCGTTTTGTCCACGATTTACATTAATTAAGTTATTACCCGTTACATTAGAGTAACTAATTGTTTCAGAGTCAATTTTAATAAAACCTGTAGTCGGTAAATAACTAGCGTTAGAAACGGGAATAGTTGTAGCTGTTGAAGTAATCGTACTGGCTAGGGTTGCTAAAGACGTATTGGACTGCCCGGACTGGCGGTTAAACCACATCTGAATTGGACGTCCCTGAGCTAATTTATTAGGAATCGTTGACCAAGTAGACTCTGAAATACGAGTGATATTGATGTCTATCTGGTTGCTTTGCACACCATTATTTTGACGCACCACAGCATCTAGGATGTCAATGGTATCTACAGGCATTGGGTATAAGCCCTGTCCTGTAGTTAAGAGGATCTGACCCTGTTCAATTGTCCAAAGATTAATACCACGGTTAGCCCACTCAATAGTAAGCAGGTTTAAAGACCGTCTAGCAGTACGCATATCGTAACCCGTACGCAGTTCCGTACCTGCTCTCTCAAAGGCTTCTTCAATGAGGTTATTAAGGTCTAAATTAAAAGCGACTGTACCTGAAGTGCTCATATCTTCCTAAACTGTTTTACTTTTGCTTTTACTTTTGCTGGTTGCGGGACGAACTGTTTTCCTGCTGCTTTCCCCGCCCGTTTTGCTTTTGTTGTTGCTGCGTACTCGCTTGAGCTTAACGACTGTATTGCTTTCTTTGGCAGGTATCTCTCGCCCGTCTCGGATGACTTCTTGCCCGATTTTGTCTGCCAATCTTGGTCGCCCCATGACTTTAAAGATTGCTGTGATTTTGCCAAGCCACCTCCAGCAAGTTTTTTCTTCTTGCTGGCGCAATGGGCTTTCTCCGAGAACCCCTTCGGGCTGTCGCAGTTGATTGACTTTTTGCGCTTGTCTGACCATTTCACTTGTAGCCCCCACCAGCTGCTTTGTATTTTTTAGCCATTAATTGTGCTTTGCGGGCTGACCATTGACCTGCTCCAGTACCTTGCACCGCAGCAGCTTTAACACTATTAAAGATTCGTTTACGCAACTCAGGTTTAGTATAGTTGCCTGCCTCGTTGACCTTAGACTTTACTTTGCCACCTTCAGCGTACGATGCAGTTTTAGCGGCATTGGCAAAATCGCCTTTTTTAGGCGCACCTTTTTCTCCAGCACTGCGCATCTTTTCACCAGACCCAGAGGCAATACGTTTTTTCTTTGCAGCGATATTGGCATAAAGACCACCACCCGCAAACATTTCCACGTCTTCTGGACTGTCTTTGCGCTTAATAATCTTCTTGCCTGGCATCTTAGATGGGTTTATATCGCCCATGCCTCTGCTTGGTCTCATGCTCTTGTCTTTCCACGAATTGCGCATCCATCTGCACGTTTAGAGGCAGAAAATACTGTCCCGCCATTTTTCATATTTTTAGATATATCACGGTTTAATTTTGGTATACCACCACCACCGCCACCACCGCCAGGTCTTGTTAGTCCCGGAACTTTCTTGTACTCATTACGGGCTTCATTGATAGCTTTGCCTTCATCTACATACTTTTTAAGCCTGTCTGCAAAGTCTTTAGCCATTTCTGGATTAGCCTTTGGGTCATTAGACATACCCTTTTCCATTCTCTCCAGATATGACTTGCCCTCGCCAGTTGGCTTGGCTGGGTCTACAGGATTAACTGGATCAGCCATTACATCATGCGTCCACGGGTCTTACCCTTAATAGCACAGCCATCCGCACGTTTAGAAGCAGAAGATACTGAACCGCCAGACTTTAAACCCAACATACCACGTACTTTTTTTACACCAGACTTAATGGTGTCAGTAAGCTTAGCGTCTTTGGCTTCCATTTCTTTTTGTTTCTTAGCGTTTTCAGCTTCATAATTTGCAGAACCCTGTTGATTCTTTTGGGTTTCTACATCATTAATGATGTTACCTTCACTATCTTGTTGTAATGGTTTTGCCATGATTAAGCCCTTGTCTTTCCACGAACAGCACAACCATCAGCACGGGATGAAGCTGACTTCACCTTGCCACCGCTAGACATTTTATTAACTGAACCACCTTTTTTCATACCAAGTTTCAACCGTTCACGACCTAATTTAGGTGTCATGGCTTCCATCTCGGCAGGAGTGTAGGTCTTCATATCTTTTTTTAAAAGTTTCTTTATACCGCTCTTTAACAAACCTTTAACAGCACCAACGGGGGTGTAGTCCGTTGGATCAACATTAATAAGCTCTTGTTTTTTTAATTGTTGTTCCATACGATCTTTAATCTCAGCAGGAGTCTCTAGCTTTCTAGGAGTATCTGGCATGGCTGGGATTTTATCGTTGCCTTCCCAGCTAGACTTTGGCTTGGTTACAGAAACTTTGGACTGAGATACAGTCTTAGTAACTGGAGCTTTACTAGCTGCACCATATGGGTCTAAATCAGCAGAAGTTTCTTTATTGGCCGCTCCGTATGGATCATTGTCAGCAATAGTTTCCTTAGCTACTGAATTAGGAACTGCAGAGCGCATACGAGCCAAGATATACGGGTCTGTACGATCTGCACCGCCTAACCACTCTTCTTGAGCAGCACTAAACCCGCCTTCAGCGAACTTGCGCATTTTTCTCATATTAGCAAGCTCCGCCAGACTTCATAGTGACCATTTTGCCTTTGGTGTGACCTTTAGAAACGCAGCCATCGGCACGGGTTACACCGCCTTTAGCCATTTTGTGCATACGTTTCTCATGACCTTTAACTGCTTTAGCAGCTACTTTAGCCATCATTGGCATATCTTTTTTGATGTCTTCATGTTTCACTTTACCGCCCCTTTTAAAAACGCCACGTCCTTTAAGAATATCTGCACGAGTTACTTTACCGTCATCATTAAGGTCTGGAAAGTCATTCATATTAGCAAGCCTTTCCGCCTTTTTTCATGGAAACCATAGTGCCTTTAGTTTTACCTTTGGACTCAATGCCGCCACCTTTAGCGTACATACCGCCACTCATCATTTTTTTAGCAGGTTTTTTAGCCATGCCGCCTTTTTTCATAGGCATTTCAGCACTCATTTCTTTTTTAGCCATAGGAGCTTTTTTCTTAGCCATCATAGCCATCATTCCTGGATTCATCTTTTTCATTTTTTACTTTCGAATAAGTTCATCAATTTTGTTTTCAAGCTTGTTAAACCTTGCGTCCATATGTTCAACAATGCGATCCACTTCTGCTTTAGTAACATTATCACGAGCTACCTCTTCTCTTGTTTTGTTTAATAAAATATCAATGCGCTTTAAATCATTAAATTTTTCGTGCATCATATATCCAATTAGGGCAACAAATATAGTTAGCCCGCCTGTCCAGAGTTCCATCATATTTAACATTTCCACCTCTTTAAGGAGGCAGCCTTTCTGGTTGGTCTGCCTTTTTCATCCTTCATTGGGCCTGCCATACCAGACATACGGGCGCAGAATGATTTTTTACGAGCGCCGCCTTCGGGCTGTGGAGCCTTTAGATTCGAGCCAGTAGCTTTATTATATTTAGCACGACCTTTGGCGGTAAGCCCAGCGCCCTTAGATACAGGCAACTTTTCACCACGACCAACCGCAAGAGAGGGACCTTTTTTCTTAGCCATAATAAATCTGTACTGAATCCATATTAGACATTTCTGCATACACCGATGTATCTGCCCGTACCCCTTCGCCTGGAATAATAGGCGAATTATTAAACAAATCAGTAGCAGCGGGTTCATAGGTAGCAATCCAACGACCAACTGCATATACAGCCGAAGTGCTTGTAATGGTGCGTGAGTTAATATCAGTCAAAGTAAAGGCATTTGCGCCTGTTACTGTAATGGTATATGTGCCGTCAGTAGCTGAAACGCCTGCGTTAGCCAAAAAATGAATACCAATAACTGTACCTGTAGTAAGCCCATGAGCTGTTTTAGTTACCGTTACGGTTGTACCACTTTGTGCATACGTTACGCTAGATGATACGGGAACGCTAGAAGCATCAAATAAAACTACATAGCCAGCAGTAGCTGTTCCAGTAAACGAAATAGCTTTAATCCGTGTACCGTAATTTACAAGATACCCACTTGAGTTTAAGTGAGCCTGTTTTACATCATATTGCATACCCATAATTAATCTCCTAAAGATTTAAGTGGGTCAGGGAAAACCCTAACCCGTTAGATTAATTAAGAAGTAGCAAACGGAGTAGCAACAGTACCAGAACCTAGCACTGTGCCTGTAACCATATACTTTAGTGCAGCAATTGCGTAGATCTGTACAAATGTACCTGCAACACCGCCAGTGG